AGTATATTTTTTAGCTTCACCCATTAATCTACGAATATGTTTTTTAGCTTCGTCGTCAGACATTTTATACGCTTTCTTTAAAGCCTCAATGCCTTGCTGAATATTTTTGGTTGGACCAAGTGTTTTATGTAAATCTTTGTCTGATGGTTGTTTTACAGCTTCTTCAACAGACTCATTGTATTTACCTGCCATTACAGCATGCATGTCTTTAGCCTTCTCATGAAGACCTGTAAGCTTATTCTGCATCCACTCAGGGAATTCTTTATTACCACTAATGTATTCTTTAATCTCTTCAGCAACATATCCAATAAACTTAGCTTGGTCCATCGCCATGCCAGCTTCATCGGGAGATGCGGGTTCGTCAGTTTGCTCTGTAATTAACGTACCTTGTTTACGAAAAATTAAGAAGTTTTTCATTTTTATTTTCCCTTATGCTTTGCCCATAAATCGGCATCTGCTGTTGTTCTTGTTTTTCCACCGGTAGAAGTTTCTGCGCCACTTGCTTCACCAAACATATCTTTGAATTTTTTGGTATGCTTTGATTTAGGCATTTCTTCGTATGCAACACCTTTTCTTGTGTGCAACTTCTCTTTATCATATTTATCACGGTATCTTTTGGTACCATCTTTTTCAAGACCAGTTTCAGTGCCAGTCAATTCATCAGGTACAGGATTATTTTTAGGTAGATCTAAGACGTCATAATCGCCATCTTGATCGATATCTACCGGAGGTATCTTAATCTTTTCAACATCACTAATCCATTTACGCAAAGTTCTTTTTGGTAAACTTGAAGTTTCAACTAATACGTAATTAGATCCAAGCATTGTAACTTCAGCAATCTCTTCTGTATTTTTAATAACAACTATATCACCAACATTATATAGATTACCTTTAACGTATTGTTCACGCTCATCAGAAACTGATTCTAACTGTACGTGATGCTTGTATTCAGCGGCTTCTTTAATCCCCATTGCTTTACGTAGGGTATCAAATACTTCTTTGGAATCTTTGAATCCTGAAGGAAGACCTTTTGAAAATGCCGCAAAATCATTTGCTGCAGCAGCTGCACGCATCTTAGATGCTGACATTCCAGACACATCATCAGAATCTGGATCACGCTCACCAGCTGATACAATATTAATTCCACTTTCAAAGTTGTACATACCATGACGAGCTTTAACGCCATTGTACTTATTTGTAAGAGCAGTAAATTCATTTACTCGGTCAGAACCAACAACCATAGTAACTTTGGTAAATCCTTGGTCGTATAGTTTTACTAAAATATCTAATACATTACGAATACCAGTATCAGCCATAATGTTTCTACCATGCTTGGGAAACATTTTACGCATGATCTTAATCTTAGTTGAAAAATCAAGAGGATTCTTTTTAGGATCTTGCGATTGTGAAGCATAAATCCGGTAATTATTACCAGAGGCAATTGACGCTACTTTATTAAGAAGTTTTTCATGACCATTTGTTGGTGGATTAAACCTACCAAATGTAAATACTACTTCTTTAGTTTCTTCACTAAGATATGTTGAGAACGACTTAATCATAATATATTACTCCGCTTTATTCTTTTGTAGCTTTGCTCGATCTTTCTTACGAACTTTAGGGAGTAATCTTTTTGCTAAACGATCAATGGCACCTTTCTTTTTTGCTAAAAGTTTTTCAGCATTTTGTCTTTGGCCATATGACATTTCACCTTTATCTTTTTTCGTAATCTTCTTAAGTATAATAGCACGAGCTTGCTTATTTGCTCTGCCCTTTAATTTTTCAGGCGTAGCAAATCGACGGGCTGCTCTTTTGCGACCCATTGCAATCTTAGCTTTTATTTTACGGAAGCGTTGACGAGCTCTCATACGTTGAGCCATCGTCAACGCTTCATCAACTTTTTCTTCTTCTACTTCGGCGGTAATTGGGCCAGTCGTATCAGCTTTTTTTCGCTTCTTTGCGGCAAGGGCTAAAAGCTCATCGCCAGTTTGCGTATAATCGACTGTTAGAAAATCTTTGAACGAATACATATATTCTTATTTCCCATTTAAGAACGAGACGGAGTGTCCCAACCCTTTAATATATCCGGAGAGAAGTTATTTGTAGAGAATTCTAATCGATCTACAAGTTTAACTGCTCCACCACCAATACGGTCTATTGCAACAAAGCCTTCTTGGCCGGTTACCTTAAACCCGTTTTTAGTCTTTACAAAAGTATTAATACTTCCTAGACTACTAAGCTTATTTATAATAATTAACTTCGCAACAACAATCGCTTTTTGTAAATCAAATACTAATTTTAGGTTTGCTTTATTTTTTGTATCAAAGAAAGCAAGGAGCTCATCACGGCGCTTAAACTGTGCAGCCTTACCTTTTTCAGTAGAACGTTTATCAGCTTCTTTCTGATACTTATCTTTTACATATTGAATAAGTCCTTCAACATGTTTCTTAGTATCACCAATGGCTTGGTTTTTACGAACAAAGCTATTACCATATGTTTCAATAATACCTGCAAATTCTCGATTTGCTTCGATTGCTTTCAAAGTAGAACCAGCAATTTTTTGGAAAATCTTACCAGCTTCAGATAAAGCTTTGGTTACTTCATCAGTATCAGCTTTTGTGAAGTTTACAGTACCAGATAAATCTTTAATTGTTGCTGACTGAGCCCAAACACTTGAGACAGATTTGAACTTACCTATGTCAACACCATAGCTTGCTTTCATGGTTTCGAAAGTAGCTCCACTATACGACGTATGAAAGACGACTCCAATACGCGCTGCTTTAACCTTCTTAGCTTCATCGGAATCTGCGGCCAACGCGTAAACAATGGTGTTAGGATGAAACGTGATATATTTGTCACCATCAATTGTTTCAGACTTAAGATCACTAGAAGTAAACATAATATCACCTTGCACGACGCCCGTGATACCAAGTTTACTGAGTTCGTCAAAAGCAATTTTGAGTTTCGTTTGTAAGTCTCCACTTGTGTCTGATTCAATGTCCGCATGAGATTTGTACACCTTTGGATTTTTATTAAAAATGCCCTTTTTAGCGACGAAGAATTTTCCATCTTGTGGATCAATTCCTGCAAACACTGCTGGAGCACCATCCCATTTAACAGTAACATCCGTAGATGTTTTTGCACTACCTTCTAGCATATCGCGTAAAGATCGTAAAGCTAAAATTGCTTGCCTTGCTCCTTTTACTCCACCGTAGATCACAAGATCTTCGATATGAGTCATGTGAGTATTTTTTTCTTCTGTTATGTATTGACTAAATTTTTTCATCGCTTATTCCTTTTAATCATTATAAATGGCATTTTAGTAATACCTAATTCTTGAGCTGCTATAGTTCTATGAAATCCATCTTGAATACTTCCAGAAGAAGTTACTTCAATAAATGGAGTATCTAACTTAACGCCTTGATTAATCAATTTCTTAAGATTATTTATTTTTGATCTAAAGCCTGGCATTTTCTTTCTGCGTTCAATAGCTTTCTGACTAGTAGTTCCCTGTGCTTTAGCCATTAATTCTTGTATACTTTCAGGTTTCATAACACGTATTGTCACAGTTGCTTTATATGGCTCTGGGTTTTTAATGATTTTATCAATTCTAGAATTACCAGTTGAATCATTATTAAACGATTCAATAATATATTCTTTAAATGTTAGTATAGATTTCATTATGATACCTTTACGTATGGCCCTGACATTTCAGACTCTGACGCAGCATAGCCAATCATCGAAGTAACTATTTTATTTTTGTCTTTGTTTTTATCTACTGTATATAAAAGTTGTGCTGATAAAAATTTAGATACCCACCAATTCTGATCTTTTTTATTTACTTCTTGTTCGAATTTTTCATATGATAAAGCATTGCTCTTTTCAAAGTGCTTATAATACTCATAAAACAGTTTCATTAAAGCCGGAGTCTTATCTACAATTTCATTTTGAGCTTTAATTGGAGATCCTAAACGAGCCATAATATCATTAATTGGGCCGCCTGAGATTTTACCCATGTTAGCATTCTTCCCTTTGATCTCACCTTGCCATGTAGATCCAAAGGTACGGAATTGAATTTCACCACCGTTGAATTTGATGTAACCATCGCCAGACAATAGGAATCCACGCTTACCTACAGTAAGAGATTCAAATTCATAGGTATATCTATCGGCTGAAATGTTTTTGAAGTCTAGATTGGCTGAACCTTTTGCTTGCTTTAAGGACACTCCGATGATGTCCTTTGATTTAATTGCTTTCATCATCATTGCGTTTAGTTCAATCATCGTTTTAGCTTTAGTCAAATCAATATTTGATCCTGAGTCAGATACCATGTAGATATCAGCTGGAGACCATTTATTTAAGTTAGCAAATTGTTTTTCTGTTCTATTCAACGCTTTCCAATGATTTTCTAAAGTGTCTACCCATTTAGATCCTCTATGAAATGTATAATTCTTTGTACCAAATTTAGACTTAAGTACTTGTGCACTAA